AAGGCTACAATTATTAAAGACTGCGCTAGTAAACAAGTGGCGCTTTACGACTGGATTTAATCATGACCAGTAAGGAAAAACAAGCCAAGATTAGGCTTGTGATGAAAGAATTCAAGAGCGGAAAGCTTAAGAGCAGTAGTGGCGGGAAAGTTACGAGTGCTCGCCAGGCTCTTGCAATTGCTCTGTCTGAAGCTGGCATGTCTCGTAAGCCGAAGGAAGATATGAGCGATGATTACTACATGGCTTTCATGAAAGAACTGGGAGGCAAGGAGGAGCCAGAAGAGGAGGAAATGGACGAAAGTGCTGGCGAAAAACGCTGCAAGGGCTATTTAGCAGCAGTAAAGAAGAGCAAAAGAAAAAAGGCTTAAGGGGCGACGCAAAATCATTCTCCCCTCCATCGTCTGTTCGGGCCGCAGCGCGTCGTGGCCTTGAACTCCGCAAGAAGCATGGCAAAGGTGGTTTGACCACGCAAGAGGCGGGAAAACAAGGCATTGGCAGTGGTGTGGCGCGTGCTACAAGCCTGGCCAATGGGGAAAGCGTGAGTTATGAGACGATCAAGCGCATGGCGGCATTCTTTTCAAGGCATGAGAAGAACAAGAGCGGAGGAGAAGATGATGCTGGTCGAATTGCGTGGTTACTATGGGGAGGAGATGCTGGTAAAGCATGGGCTGCTCGCATCATTAAGATGGTAGAAAGCCGTCAAAAGAACAATGAGTGATTACGTGCAAGTGGTGAGAGAAGAAGAAGACGGCATTGGCGTGATGAAGGCTCTTGCCATTCTTTCCGCCCATGAACATCGCAACACCACGCATTGGCGGCTCATTGAAGAACAACATTTTAAGAACGGCCGTCTAGACGAAAGTTATATTTTCGTGAACAGCTTTTATGAAAAGCCAGATGAATACTTTGAGCCAGTCAAGATGCTCACTTTCGAAGCCGAAGCAATTGCTAAAGCATATGTGATGGAAAACATTGAAAGTGCCGTGCGTGCTGTTCAAGAAGAAGACGACGAAGATTGAGCTGCATTTACGACAAAGCTAGGCATTCCCAGAAGCCACAACACTGACACTCCATAGAAACCACTAAGCGTTGCAAGCTGCACTGCTGATGGTTCTGTTTTGGCATTTTCTAAGCGGCAGTAAGTGGCTTGACCAATGTGCAAAATACGACAAACATCACGCTGGGAAAGACCACTATTTTCTCGAAGTTCCCTCATGCGAGAAGCCACCAATGCGCGACGTTGATAATGAGGCATCTTCATGGCATTGGCCTCGCTTGTTAAAAACCTCATGTGCTGAACCGCTTGTGAATCATTTGTATCATGATAGTTGTATTTAGGGAATAATATAAAGATATGGATTCACGCGCCTGCTTTCGTTATGACGTGAGCCCCATTCGTGACTTTACAGTTACGGATGAGGGCTACTTGAAGGTTCGTGCTCGCATTGCACGCACGGGCATTCAATCATACACTGACGCAAGTGGCGGCATCCGCTTGGAATATCGCCCAGAAACTGAAGTGGCTTCTCAAGAAGCTTTGGATAGTTTCCGGGAAAAGTGTCTCACCAGAGAGCATCCCCCAGAGTTGCTTAATGCTGAAAACACTAAAACTTATGCAGTTGGTTTTACCAGTGCAGATGTTTCGTATTCCGATGGTTTTGTTGAATCCACCTTAACGGTCACTGATAAAGCGACGATTGACGAAATCATCAAGGGCGATGTCCGTGAGGTTTCGTGTGGATACAAAGTTGATTACGTTGATCAGCCAGGCATCACGCCTGACGGACAACATTACGACGGCTATCAAAAAAATATCCGTGGTAATCACGTGGCCATCGTTAAGAGAGCAAGAGGCGGACCTCAAGTGCGTTTATTGCTCGATTCGGCGGATGCCGCTGTAACTGATTTACTACTTTCTCAAGGAGACATTATGTCCGCAAACATTGTGTTTGACGGCGTTTCGTTTGAGGCTGATCCGGCGCTTGCAGCCGCGATTGTTGCTGAGCGTGAAGACGCGAAAGCAAGCTATGCCGATATGAAGCGCAAATATGACGAAATGATGTCCAAAGCCTCCAAAATGAAGGAGGAAATGGACGCCATGGAGAAGGAAATGAAGGGCAAAATGGATGCGGCCGAAGGTCGTGCCGACGCCCTTGAGCAAGAGCTGAATGAAACTCGCGCTGAGCTTGAAGCTGCAAAACAAGTGAATGTTGATTCGCTTGTCGAGGAGCGTCTTGCTCTTGTGAACAAGGCTCGCACTTCTCTTGATGCTGAGTTTGATTTCGTGGGTAAGTCGTCCCGTGAAATCATGGAAGCTGCTATTAAAGCAGTTCGTGGTGATAGTGATCTGTCGGAGCGTTCTGACGATTACGTGCAGGCCATGTTTGACACTCTGTCGGAAGTTGCCCGTAAGGATTCTTCCACTGAGGATCTTCGCAAGGCCGTTGCTTCTATTGCCTCTCCCATCGCTGCACCGTCTTCCTATCTGGAGCGTCTGCAAAACGGCTGGAAAACTCCACTCTCCGTCACCAAGAAGGAGCGCTGATCATGCCTGTTACTTTCACTCAAACTGCAACTGGCGTCACGGGTGGCGTGCAGCAGGCTTATGCGCTGCAGCACGATCCCCTGCTTGAAGGCCAGCTTTCTGACATTCGTGACAATACCATTGGCACCTATGTCAACGAAACCGGAGCCGTACTGGCTTTCGGCAATATCGTCACCTACGCAAGCGGTGGCACTGTTGACAATTCCGCCAAGACCATTGCCGGCACTGGTGAGACCGTGGTTGGCATCAATGTGCTCACCTACGTTGATGAAACCGCTCTGGACTCTAATAGCCGTCCTGGCGTAAAAGACAAGCAAGCCCTTAACGTTCTTAACGAAGGTGCTGTTGCTGTTTATGTTCATGGTTCTGTTACTCCTGCTTCTGCAGTGCGTGTGATTCACACTGCCACTGGCACTAAGTATGCAGGTCAGTTCCATGCCACTTCCATCTCTGGCAAGACTGCCGTGCTGTCTAATGCTCGCTACCTCACTAGCGCTGCCTCCGGCCTGGCAATCCTTGAGCTGAACGGTCCTTCGTTCACGCTCACCGCTGACACCACCACTGCTTGATAGGAGGCCCTACCAATGTCTGAATTTCGCATGGATGAGGCGGGCCTGTTTCTTGAGCGTCAGCTTGAGTACATCCGCCCTCAAGTGTTTGAGACGGTTTATGCCGACATCAAATACTCGACCATTCTGCCTGTAACCAGCGAGGCTGGCAATGCAGCGCAAACCTTCACCTATCGGGTGATGGATAGCACTGGCGATTTCCGCCTGCTTGCTGATGCTGCTGATGATCTGCCTCGTGCTGACATCAGCCAAGTGGAGAAGAGCATCAACATTCGTTCTTTTGGTGGTAGTTTCGGCTATACCGTGCAGGAACTGCGTGCTGCTCAAATGGCCAACATCGCCCTGGAGCAGCGTCGTGCCACTGCCGTACGTCGCGCTTACGAGGAAAAAGTTGAAGAAGTGGCCATGTTCGGTGAAGCTTCTGCTTCGCTGGCTGGTTTCTTCAATAATTCCACGGTGGATGTGCTGCAAGCCGACAAGTGGTTCACTGATAGTGGCACCACTTCTCAGGAAATGCTGGAGCTTCTGAACTATGGCGTGACTGCCATTGTCAATGGTTCCAAGATGAAGGAGCAGCCTGACACCATCCTCATGCATTATGAGGACTTCCGTGTGGTGAGCAATCAGCGCAACTCCGATTCTTCGGACGTGACTGTGCTTGAGTATTTCCTTCGCACCAATCCTTATATCACCTCCATCGAACCCATCAACCAGCTTGACAAGGACAATAGCTCCCTGTCGACCAATCGCATGGTGGTGTATAAGCGTGATCCGCAGAAAGTGCAACTGCACATTCCGCAACCGCTTGAGCTGTTCCCGCCTCAACAGCGTGGCCTGGAATTCATTGTTCCTGCCCATGCACGAGTGGGTGGCGTTGCCATCTACTTCCCCAAGAGCGTTATTTACGTTCAAAACAACTGAGGCTGAATAAGTTTGGGGCGCTAGGCTTAGCACCAGTTCCTTGTTGAACCAAATGTTGATTGCTTATCGCCCTGAACTTGAAAATCCGCCGCGTGAAGGAGGGTTTGGCGTGATCACCAATGCCGGGATTCTTCAACTTACTCCTGGCGTCAATGCAGACGTGCCTGAGTCCAAATGGGCTGAAGCTCGTCAAAATCGAATGGTGAAGCGTTTGATGGCCATTGGTGCCATTGAAGAAATGAAGGACATGCCCACTGTGCAAGAGATTCCACAAAGCGTGGAAACACTTTCTCAACTTGCGCAGCGTGATGCTCTAAGCATGATTGAAATTATGCACGACGTAGAGCAGCTTTCTGATTGGAAGAAAATCGAAGGACGTGTCCGCATTCGTAATGCCATTGCCCGTCGTATTGAGGCCATTCGCATTGGGAAGGCTTGATCATGGCTGTCACCTATGCAAATTTCCTTGAGCGGTTTCCTGAATTTACTCCCCATCCATCGGGAATTGTAAATGGAGCCATCTCAGAAGCGTCGGCGGATGTGGGTGCTGACACGTTTGGTAGCCAAACTGATCGTGCCATTAAGCATCTTGCAGCTCATATTATTGCCATTCAGCTCACCCAGATGGGCATTCAAATCGGTGCCACGGAAGGCAAGGTGTATGGCAAAGGACTTGAGGCCACTCAATACGGCCAAGAGTTCAAACGAATGATTGAAACCGTCGCTGGCGCTTCTTCTATTGGTTTCGTTGCATGATTAACGGCCTTGCTCCTCTTGCTAATGCCACCTTGGTCTGGCAAGTGGCGTCTGGTTATGCCATGGATAGCGAAACTGGCAATTATGTGGGCTTGTCTTCAGGCGTTACATACCATGCCATGTTGAAGCAGAAGAATAATCCTCGCTTTGATTACTTGCTTGGTGCTGATAATACTGCCGTTTATATGGAAGGAAGATTGACTGGTCCATTGGCTTTGTCTGGTATTTCTCCTGGCAGTTCTGCAGCAGCAACAATCAATGGAAGGGAAGGACGGTTTGAACTTCTGCCAAATGAACAACTTGTGGATCATTATTGGCAATTTCTAGGCGCTCCCATACGAGGAATTTTTAGACTTGTTGGCAAAGGAAGCGTTCAGAATGTATGACTTGATTCAAGACGTTTGGGCATTCAATGCCTTTCCAGAACTGTCCAAGCATACTTCGTCTTGACGTTTAACCATTCTCTCCATTGAGGACTTTCTCATGCTCTACCATCCCACTGAACTGGTTAAGAGCCAAGACGTTATTGTGCGTGTTGGCTCTGTAGCCCTGGCGTCGGGCCGTCCAGTGATCACTCAAAGCGGCGCTACATTCACTGTAAGCGGCGCTCCGACGCTTTATACGCTGCAAGCAGCCACCACGGCTTCCGTAGCCTTCAACGACGGCAACACTGAATTCTACCTGCTTGGTGGTGGTGGTTTTGCTGATAGCGTGGTTGTCACCTCTCAAGCTACGGCTTCCATCACTTCCTACTTCCAGAAGGATGTAGATGGTACGGTGTTCATCCCCAATAGCTTTGACGAAGCATTCCAAGTGATTTCCGAAGCGCGTTATGACAAAGACGCTGAAGTGTACGTGGAAATCAATAAGCAACTGGGAGTGAGCGGCACCACCTATTACTATGATCGCGTGGCTTTCGTGAGCCGCGTGATGAACTACAACGAGAGCTATCCTGCGGATAATCTTGTGGAAGTTACGTTTGATTTGATGAGCCGTGGTCGCATTGGCATTCACCAAAATGCTGAAAATACTGGCAGCATCATTCCAACTGCTCCTAACTAATAGCTTTTCCCATTGATTCTTGCTAGCCTCTCCTTACGGGGAGGCTTTTTATTGTGGACATTTCCCAGCTTCGTGAAACAATTGTTGAGCTTTTAACGGCTCCACCAAATTTAATTGGCTCTTACGTGTTGCCAACTGGACAGTCAATTCCTGCTGTGTATGTGGTGGGGCAGAAAAGTGTGCCCGCAGAATGGAAAGTGGAAGGCTTGGAAGTGACCATGCGTCAGTATCCAGAAGTGTTGCCTCGGGCGGGCGTGGGAATTGCCAATGTGCTGCAACAATGGGAAGTGGTGCTCATGCAATACAATCCTGATGGGAAGCAAATTGCACAAGCAATGGACAGAATGACAAGGCGTTTTCCTGATGCTTCATTTCGCTATCTTCCTGGAGACGACGTGGCTTACGAGCGTTGTCGCATTATTATTCCTGATCGTGAGATGAGGAGGCTCATTCGCTAATGCTTACAATTACTAGCGCCAAAATCACGAACAAAAGAAAGCTTGAAAAGGCTATCCTCCAAGCATTTGAGCAATGGGCGGAAAAAGACATCAATGAAGATCATTGGGAGGCACAGTTCCAAGACATGGATAGATGGGACTGGCCTAATGAAACAAGGCGCCGAAATGGCACGCTTGTTGAGAGTCCTCGGGACATTTACGATCTTGGCAAGCTTTATAGAAGTGGTGTTGAGAGCTACAAATTCTTT